ATGAACGCCGGCTTGCTCGATGCGACATCGGCGTTGCCGGTGGCAATGCTGAAATAGGCGTTATCGAAAATGCCGTTGACGTTGCCGCCGGCGATAACGACCGTCTCGCCGTGCTCGTCCGTCGCGAAAAATGTCGCGCGGTCGGTGTCGTCTTCGATGGCCATGGAGATCCGTTAAATGAGTTTGTCGTCTTCCTCGGCCACGTGGCCTTTGGTCTTTGATTTCTTCTCGGTCTTGGCCTTGGCATCCGCGGCTTTCTCGATCTGTTCCGTCGTCATGATGACGGTCGCCATGGCCTTGGGAAATTCCCCATCGTAGCCGAACTGTTCGCCCTGCTTGAACTGGATCGGTCTGAGCACTTCGTACACGCCGTCGCCGCGCGGTCTGAGCAGATGCTTGCGCGGACGTGCCTGATCGTCGCCGAGCTTCACCAGCCCCGCGTGCACCGCCGCGACGTGGCCGATGACTTTGAAAGTTTTCATTGATTGTCCCTCAAAAAATGCAGGGCGGCCGAAGCCGCCCTGCATCGCTACCGGAAAGATTATTCGGCAATAACTTAGGTCATCGTCACGTAGCAGGCGCGCTGCCAGTAACCGTAGCCGACGTTGCGCCAGGAGTCGATGCCGAACTGCCAGGCGTCGTTATCGAACTCGAACTCCGATCCCTCGGCCTTCGCCTTCATCTCGTTTTCGGTCTCCTGCTGCCGGATGAGCCCCTTGATCGGGCTGTCGGTGCGGAATACCGCGAACGAGTCGGTCCATGTCGAACGCGCATCCATCTGTATGTCCACTCGCAGACCCGCGACCAGGTTCGGGTTGAGGTTCTGCTGCAACGCGGCGGTGGTGAGAGTGCTGCACGCAGCGACGGCGGTCATGTACAGACCGACCGGCACCAGCACCAGGAACTCGCGCGCGCCCTCGTTCAGCGGTTCGCCGCGGTCGTCTTTGAACGACAGGACCTGAGTGATGCCCTTAAGGATGGACTGCTGCATCTCCTCGACCGAGGGTGCCGTGACTACGCCGTGCACCGCCGCCGGCAGCAGCGAGATGTCCACCACGATGTCGTTATCCTGCGTGCCGGAATCGCCTTCGCTGTGATCGGTGTCGAAATAATATTGCCCGTCGTAGCACACGGTCGAGGTGCCGGCCAGGATCAGCGTGGAGAGCAGGCTTGCCCAATGGGTGAGCGCGCGGTCGGCGAACTCGTTCACCCGGGCGACGATCTGCCCGGTCTTGTCGCGTCGCGCGTCGCGCACGGCGATTTCCAGCGTGGCCTCGTAGTGCTTGTTGACGATCATGAGCGAATTGTCGCGCAAGCCCTTCGGCTGGCGACCGCCGATCCACTCGCGCATGGCCGGCGATTGGCCCAGGAACGGATAGGTTTCGCTTACCTGGTCAGAGTTGAACATATTCGAGACGCCGTTGACCCAGGCCAGGCCCGGGCTCGCCTCGAGCCGTGCATAATACGCGCCGATAACGGCGCGGCTCGACAGAATGCTTTCGTCCATTGTTTAGTCCTCGATGTTAATTCGTTTCGATAAAGTTCGGTATCGGATCGCCCGACTTAGACCTCGGTCGCCCAGGTCCCGCGCAACTCGGCCACCACCGGACCATTGGCGTCACCCGTGGTCAGCACGGCGAAGTCGCCGCGCTTGGCGGTGGCCTTGGTGTTGATGAGGTCCTTGTTGTCGGTGCCGGGCAAATCCGGACCCTGCACCTTGTCCACCGCCTGCGGGCTGAGGTTGACAGCCACCGCACCATAGGCGCCGATATTCACGATTTTGGCGTTGACCGGTGTGGCCGTCGCCGGCAGCGTGGTGACCGTGGCGTCGGTATCGATGAAGAAAATCTTACCGTTGTCCTCGATGTCCAGCGTCTTGTTGGCCGAGATCGTTTCGCGGATCGTGTAGTCACCGTAGGGATCGCGATAGTTCAGGGCGTCGAACGCGACCACCACCACGCCGGTGCTCACGAACCGGTGCACGAAACCGACGAACACGGCCGCCACCGGGCTGAACGTAAAGGCGTTGTCATCGGTGGCATAGACCGGTTGGCCGATATCGGTGATGACCGCACCCGTGACGGCAAGCTGGATCTTGCCGGATTCGACCGCGCGCACATTGATCGCCGCCGCGGCGCCGGCCGAATTATCCGCCTTGGCCTCGGCGAAGCCGGAGAAGCGATCGGTAGCCGCCAGCGGCCGGGCATGGCCGGTGCCGATAACCAGACCGATGGCCGCGCCCTCGTAAATGATATCCGCGGCGATGACCGGAAATTCGTTCCGGCTGCCGATCTCGAACGTGCGGTTCGAGTTTGCCGCCAGCGTGGTCATGCCGAAGATCGCAAGCGACGGCAACAGCGCCGTCTGCACGAACTCCAGCGACAACGGCTCCGGGCCAGCCTGGGCGCCGGCGAACAACGCCAGACACCCAGCCAGCAAACCGAAAGCCACCAAAATGCTCTTCATGATCTTCATGGAAATGTCCTCATTCGGGTTCATTGGGAATGAAAAAACGCCGCACCGGGCGCGTGTTTCGCCGCGAAGCGCGGCGATTTCGTCGAGACGTTAAGCGGACTTCTTGCCGAGAATTCTGATCTGGCCCGCCGCCTGCGCCTTTTCAAAGGCGGTGTACGACGCCAAATCGATGAACTCGTCGCGCACATTGGAGTCCTTGTCCCACTTGGCCTTGCAGCGATCCTCCACCGAGAGATGGCTGTCACTTTCCGCGCCTCGATCCTCGATGGAGCTCGATGGCTTTACCCGCGCAGGGACCTTGCCGTCCTCCAGCAGATTACCGAGCGTCGTCACGCGCGCGGCCTTCTCGGCCTTCAGAATCTGCGCCGCGGCGGCGTCCGGCGAGGTTGTGCCGTCGAACGCCAGCCGGTCGATCAATTCCTCGTGACCGGCCATACGATGATCCAGCACGCCTCGTATGCGCGCGCGCTCGGCCTCGGCGCCCTTCGCGATGCCTTCGGTCCTACCTTTCTCGATACCCTCGGCGTTCGCGCCGTTGCGGCCTTCGGCCAGCAAGGCCTCGGCGATGGCGGGATATTCCGCCTTAAACGATGCAACTGTCATGGTCATGTTCGTTTCTCCATCATGTTGGGTTAGGCGCGCACCGGCGCCGATTGGAGTGCGGCATTCAGCGCGGCCAGACGCGCCTTGCGGCCCTGCTGGCCGATCGTGCCCGCGTTGAGATCGGCGATCAGGCGGTCCATCGTGGCGACACCGTCCACGAGGCCCGCGCTGACCGCCTGCTGGCCGGTGAAAATGCGTCCATCGGCCATGTTCTTGAGTACCGTTTCCGCGTCCACGCCGCGTTGTTTGGCAATATCGGCCACGAAAACGGAATAGAGATAATCAACCATTTCCTGAATGTACCCCTTACCGTCCTCGGACAGGGGTTTGTGGCTGGACGCGATGCGCTTGAATTTGCCGGCAAATATCTCGGTGGTTTTCACGCCGAGCATTTCCTCGCGCCGCGAATAATCCGTATGGCTCGCGACCACGCCGATCGAGCCGACCTGCACCGTGTCGGCGCCGATATAGATCGCATCCGCCGCCGAGCCGATCCAGTAGGCCGCGCTCGCCATCATGCCGTCCACGTAGGTCACGATGGGTTTTTTGCCGCGTGCGCCGTGAATCGCCTGTGCCAGCACCTGCGTCCCATCCACCGTACCGCCGGGCGAATCCACTTGCAGCAGCAGCGAATGCACATCTGGGTCCGCGAGCGCCGCGCGGATATCGCGCCCGATCAACTCGGTCGATGCCCCGCCGCTGATTTGCGAGAACAAGTTCATGCGCTTGCTGATGATGCCGTCGATCGGGATTACCGCCACCCCATCGACCGTGTCATAGCCCTGCTCGTTGTTGACGAGCGGCTTGCCGAGCTTGGCCTCGATACCCTTGATGTCGATCTTCTCGCCGCGCAGATGCGTGGCGTAGATCGCCTGAATCTCCCGCAACTTGTCCGGGACGATGGCCCAAGGGGCATTCAGCACGTCGATCACACGCATCGTTTGGCTCCTTGGAATGGCGGTTATGCCGCACGCAACAGGAATTCTTCCTCGCGCCGCCGGATTGCGCGGCTGCGATGAGTGATTACGGCGACGCCGGACGCGGCCGCGGGCGGCGCGCTCTTCAGGAGCTGCGTGATCTCGGTTGCCATGCCGCGCTGGATATCGGTGCGCAGCCTGAGCACGTCAAGCTGCGCGCGGCGGAAAGCTCTCTCGCGTTCGGAGGGCGTCATGCGGCCTCGAGCAGCAGCAGCAACTCGGCCTGCCGGCGCCGGCGAATTTTCCCGGCGTCCATATAGAGAATTTCCGCCGCGCCGCCCGCACGCGCGCCGCCGGTGGCGGTGTAGTCGTAAATATCAACCTCCGGCCCCGCAATAAAACCGCTCTGCGCGCGCCCTCCCGCGTGCAGCCCGCCGCGTGCCGCGTATCCGCGTGTGCGCGGGAGCGGTTCGGCGCTGAGACGCCGCCAGGTCCGGCCATCGCCGGATGGCAACGATACTGCGGCCGATTCGTAAATCGTCTGGGCTGCGCCGGAGATCGCGGCGCCGCCGCTGGCGATATAGACAAATTCCTGCGCAGCACCGCCTGAGATAAATTGCGTCAGCGCCGCGCCGGCGGTTTGCGCGCCGCCGGCGCCTGCGTAAATTTTGATTTTCGCGAAGTCCGCGGCGCCGCCGACGACGGCGCCGCCGATTGCGATAATTGCCGTGGTTTTCGCCAGACCTGCCGCGCCGCCAGATACCGCACCGCCGGCGGCGACAAAATTCTTTGTCTTGGCGACCGGCGCCAGGCCGCTGCTTTGCGTGCCGCCCGAAACCGCCGGCACTTTGACCTTCGCCACCGCGGCCGCGCCGCTCGATGTCGCCCCGCCGGACGCGACATAGGTATACACCGCGCCGCCGCTCTGCGCGGCGTTGAATGCGGGCTCGAACAGGCCCCAGTAGGCCGCCGACCACTCCGCCTGTAGTGCCGAGAATGTTTGCGCCAGGGAAACCGGGAAACTATCGTTGAGCGTCCAGCCCTGCTCCGCCGGAGCGGCCTGCGGTTCCTGCGCCAGGGAAACCGGAAAACTGTCGAAGAGCTGCCAGTTACGTTCAGTCACCGGCCTAACTCCTGGCGGATTCGTTCAGCTCCGCGATGCGCCGATGTTTCGCGGCGATTTCGCTCATCATATCGTTTACGGTCACGGACAATTTTTCATGCTGTTGCCTGGCGTCCTGAGAGGCCCACTGGCGCAGGGCAGGCGCATCTCGCGTCGCTGGGAGCGCACGGGTGTTCTGCTCCTCGATCTCGTCGCGGGCCCGCACGGCCTTGTCCTTCTCCTGGAGCAGCGCGGCGAGATCGTCCTTGATGGCGATGATCTTCTTGTGGATCGGCGCGTGCCGCTTCTGCTGATCCCGTGCCTTGGCGAGCAGCTTGTCGCATTCGCCGTCGCGGCAGGCATCGCAGAGATCGGCTCCGAACGAGGTTCCGGTGGGCCGCCCTTCGATCACCTCCCCGACAACGACATAACCGACGATGGTCTCGCGGGCGCCGGGTTTACCGCAGCAGTCGCAAATTCGCTGTTCAGCCACTGGCCTTCTCCTTGATCTTGGCGTGGTGCGACACCTTCGCGGCAGTCAACATCTTGTCGCACTCGCCATCGCGGCAGGTATCGCACAAATCCTGCTCGGCTGTGGTCTCAGTGAAGCGATCCGGTTCGATGTCGCCGAATACCAGGATTTGCACCTGGGTCAGTTTCGCCCCGGGTTTACTGCAGCAATCACAGATTTTTTTGCGCGCCATGTTCGCCTCAGAAAAAGTTGATCGCGCCCTGAACGCTGCCGGTCACCCCTGAGTTCATGCGCAGCCGCACCCGTTCGTTGCCTTGAAATGCAAGCGCCCCGCGCGAGGTCCAGTAGGCGAAGCCGTTGGCGGGAACGGGAATGATGTAGGCGAAAACGTTGGCGTCGTTCGCTGCGTTGCGCCACTCGACGACGATCGCCACCGCAACGGTCGATGACACGTAGACATCGAAATCGTGGCCGGCGCCGTCGCCGACGGCCCCTGTATCCGCGACGATCTGGTTTGCGGTCGGATTGGTCTGGATGCCGTTCGTGAACCATTGCGCCGACGCCAGGGGGGCGGTGAGTATCGCGGCGACAAACAAGAATACTGCTGTGAGTTTTTTCATTTCATGGCCTCTCTGTGGTTACTCTTCAAACTCGGAAATTTCCCAGTCCATCTGGGCCTTTCTGGTGTCCGCCGCCGTGCCGGCGTCCGGCTGGTAGAACACCAGTCCCTCACCCGCCGCGAATGCCAATTCGTCGGCGTGCGCGGAATGAGAGTTCGCCGCCAGCTCGTCGCGATAAGGTATGGCAAAAGTCCATCCTGCTGTTCCGGCGGTGACCGGCGGCAGCGTCGAGCGCGCGATCTGCTCCAGCGTCACGCTCATGCCGGTCGAGGCCGTACGCACGCTACAAGCAGCCGCCGGATAAGTGCTGCGTGATTTGCATGGGCTGATCGCGGCCCCCGAGGGCGTCCCGGTGTAGGTGAACCGCTGCGTCACAAGTCGCGGAGCCGTGGGCGCGGATAAATTCGTCGTGATGGTTGTTTGGACTTTCGCGCGGTGAATACCGCATTTCAACGATGCTCCGATCGGCATGAACAGCCACAGAAACCCGGTCGTTGTCCCGTTCTGAGCCGACGCCTGCACCGACAATGTGCCGGAGTGAAATTGATAGTTTCCTGAGAACGTGTACGGAATGGTTTCCTCGTTCCACATGTAATGCGTATGGACGGTATCCGAGCCGACTACGCGCGTGTGCGTGCGGACCCTCTTGCCGAGGTTGCCTGCGTCGTCCGGCGTGCGAATGTTGCTTGCGGTTGGCAGGGCCACTAGATCACCTCATATCCGAGTTTGCGCGCGAGCCCGGCATCCGGCCGCCGCGGCTTGGGGATATCCGCGAATGCCGCTTGCGTAAGCGAGGCGACGGCCGCGGCCGGGATGACGAGCGTAGTCAATCCTCGCTCATCGACCAGATGCACCTCGGCGGTATCGCCGTCGATCGAGTTGGCGATGCCGAGCTTGCCCTTGTATTTCACCCACATGCCTTTCCGGATTCCTGTCATGGCTCACCTTCAGTCGAGCGTGATTTTCGGAGTGACTTTGATTTGATCGCCATTATTCACGATCTGATACGGCCCGTCCGAGAAACGCTCCGCCCAGGCGATACGCCCGCTGGTGGCGCGCGTCAGATAGTAGCCGTAATTATTCTGGCTCTGCGCGCCGGCCGTAGAGGTGAAAATCTGCTGCGCGTAACTTGCCTCGGTCGGGGCGCCTTCGACGATCGTCCAGCTCGCGCCGGTGAGCGTGAGCGCGGCATATCCGGTCCAGGTCGCCTCGGTGTAGGTCGCCGCGACATCGGTCTCGGATGGAGTGATGTTGTTCTGGCAGAGCCGCAGGACGACGTTCTCCGGCGCGCTCTTGTTGAGTGCGTAGGCGAGAAAATCGCCTTCGCCGTTATTCGGGACGAGCAAGGTCATGCGTCACCTTCCTGTTCGACGATCTGAGAAATGCTGCCGTCCAGATTGTATTTAACGTCCTTCACGCCGCGCCGGCCGGGAAGCGTGACGTTGACCACCGGCGCCTCGACCGTAATCGCGGGCGGCGCGACATTGACCACCGGCGCCGGCGATTCGCGGTTGGCGGCGCCGATGGCGGCCGCCACAGCGGCACGCAGCAGTGTACGATCGGCCTCTTGCTGCTTGTCTTTTTCTTCTTCCGCATCCTCGTCCGGTTTCGGCGGGTTCGGGTTCTCCGGTTTTGTCGTCTCCGGCGCGGCGCGTTCGACGCCATCCTCGCGGCGGCGTTTCATTTCCTTGACGCGCTGGCGGTGCACGTCGTCGAAATCGCCGCCATCGTATTCGGAGATCTCCTTGGTCAGGCTCGACAGGCCGGTTTCGACGCGCACCTGGGCGGCGTTCGCCTCTTGCAGCGGCTGGATATGGCCCATGGGGCGCCCGATCCATTCGGTACACAGATACGCATTCCGCACCACCGGATCGGTAAAAAATCCCGGCGCGGACAGCATCCCGCGCGCAATCATCTCGGTGATGAATGCCTCGTAGGTCGGCTGACAAAAAGACCGCACCAGCCAGGCGCGGCGCGTCTTGAAAAACCGCCAGGCCTCGAGCATCGCCATGCGCGATGCGGAATACGAAGCCATAAAACTTTTAATCAACACTTCGCGCGGCAATTCCAGCGCGACTCCGACTTGATCCAGAATCGCCTTGACGAACGGATCGAAGGCGGTATTCGGCCGGCCGGGATTTGCGGTCTCGATAGCCTCGCCCTGGCCCAGTCCGATAATCGCGCCGTTGCCGAGCCGGTAATCCTCGTCCGAGGTTTTGCCGCCGGTCTCGCCGGTCGGCATCATCGGACCCAGGCTGCCGTCGCCATCCTCGGATTTGATGAAAACCGTGAACATGCCGGAGACCACCGCCGCCATCAATTCAGCTTCGGTGTAATCCTCGAGTTGTTTCAGCGACTCGACCACCGGCGCGAGATACGGCACGCCGCGCGTTTGTCCGACGCGCCGGCGGTCGAAATGATGCAGTACGTTGCGCCGTCCGGTTTTTTCGCCGAAGGCCGGGATCACATCCCACTCACGGGCGCGGCGGCTCAGTCCGCCTGGGTGCGACTTGAGGATATGATAATTTTTCGGGGCCCCGTGCTCATCGATCTCGATGCCACCGGCAAGCGCATCGGTATCCGACCGCCCGCCCGGGTTCGTAACCCGGTCGGCCTCGATCATCAGGATACGCAAATCGAACGGCGAGCCGCGGCGCGGAATCGTCGGCAGCAGCGAAAACATATCGCCGTTTTCGAGCGTCGAGCGGAACGCCAGCGACTGCATCTCGGCATGCACCTGCGTGCGCGTCACATCGCACTCGGTGGTATCGGCCCACAACGACCACAGCATCTCGGCGCGGTCCTGCCAGGCGTCCGCCGTCGCATCGTCGAGTTTCAGCGTCCGGCGGTCGATGACGCTCGTCATTTTCAGGCCGGGCCCGACGGTGCTCGTCACCACCGTGTTGATCGCGCCGCAGGCGATCGGCGAATTGCGGTTCAGGTCGCGCGAGCGCTCGCGCAGTGTCGCCAGATCCGGCAGTAGATCGGCATCCGCGCTGCCGCCGGTGGTTTTCCACTGACCGATCGAACGGCGTTTTTTCGACGCCCCAACATAGCCACCGGCGAGCGACAGCATGGCGCGCGCCTGGAATCGGCGCGCGGCGCGCACCGGATCGACGATCTCCACCAGCCGGTCGAATAGATTCGACCGGACTTCGACTTTGCGCGCCATTAAGTGCGCCTTATCCGCGCATGATTGTGACACCGCGCACACTGATCCCGCCGCGCGTCAGCCGCTTGACCTGCCGGTCCCAGTATTCGACTTGCTTTTGCGCCTCCGCCAGATCGGCCCGATTAACCGACCGACTGCCGGTGCCGGTGGCGATGCTGTAACTCTGCCCCACGGCGATTTTGTCCAGCGCCGCCATCCAGGTGGCGAGCTTCGCCTCGGCCTGCGCCAACGTGATACCCGCCATGTTTCGATCTCCGATCAGTTCGTGGTTAAGCCAGCGGGCGCATCGCGATGCCGCTCCGCGGCCGCGCGCGCCGCTTCGGGCGTGGCGAAATGGCCGAGCAGCGCGCGCCGCTGCGGCACCAGCTCGCCGAGTGCGTAGCGGATTTTTAATCGGCCCTCGAATATTTTCTCAGGCAGCGGCGGCGCGAATAGGCCGTAGATAGATTCGCCCTCGAGCCGGACGGCCGCGATGCGATAATTCTCCGCTTCCCACGCGCCGGAGGAAATCGGCCGCCAGTTCATTCAGCGCCTGATTTCCGCGAGCACCTGGCGCTCGAACTCCACCGGCCACACGCGGGCGACGGCGGCCTGCACGATTTTCTCGAATGGCAGACGCTTGCGGTAACGCGGCGCGCCCGTGACGACGATGAACGCCGGCACGGCGTTGTTGTCCGAGAGGCGCCGCCAGATCGCGGTCAGTCGCGCGCCGCGCACGCCGCGGCGGGTGAAATAATATTCGCCCTTCTTCTTGCCACCGCGCGCGCCGCCCCATGGCGTATGCTGGTGCGGGTCGAAGTGTGCTTGCAGATTGGCGAGGATTTTCTGCACGACGCTGCGCGGCACGTTGCCGTATTGATCGAGCGGCTGGAACTTGGACGGCACCAGATATTCGTTCGCGCCGAGCAGTCCGCGATCGGCGAGCAGCTTCTCCATGCGTTTCGGCGATCGCGGGCCGGCATCCATATGCGGGCCGAGATATTCAAACGCCGAGGCGCGATGGCGCCAGTTTTTCCCCTGCAACGTCACCATCGCCGCCAGGTGCGCAGGCCGCGCCTTCTCCACCCAGGGAGCGTTCAGCGTCCAGGGCGTCGGTCTATCGAACACCTGCCCGATAAACCACTGCACGTCCTTGCGGGCGGCGAAGGCGGTATCGTTCAGCGCCACCGCGGCGGCCTTGCGCACGCCCTCGTTCTGCAAATACAGCAGTTTCATCCGGACCGCATCGACATCGGCCTTGACGCCGATTTGCAGCACGGCGGCGTCAGGCGCGAGCGGCGAGCGGCCGCACGCGTCCGGCCTGCAATCCCTTCGGCCCCGCCGCCGCGTCGAACTCCACCCGATCGCCCTCGTTCAGTTGTTTGTAGCCCCTGATCTCGATCGCGCTGTAATGCACGAACACATCCGCGCTACCATCATCGGGCGCGATGAATCCGAACCCCTTGGCGGTGTTGAACCACTTAACTTTTCCGGTCGGCATATAATTCCATGCAACAAAAAACCCGGCACGCGGCCGGGTTACGAATGGAAGCGGGAGCTGGGGTCGAACCAGCGGCCTCTGCGGTATGAGCGCAGCGATCTACCTCTGATCTATCCCGCTGAAACAAACGCCGCCCGCCTGACGCCATGACGTGTCGCTGAGACGATGGGTGTGGTGGCCGGGGGCGGCGGAAAATCGGCAATAAAAAACCCGGCCCTGAATCAGGCGGCCGGGTTCGGTCTGGATGCTGGCGATTTTCCCTTGAGGGATACTACGACCAGCTTGGTTAAGCATGATCGAAAAAGTGTACGGATGTCAATGCTTTTTTGTTCGCGTTATAATAGTTGACTGATTTTGTGTAGTAATTTCAGGAAATAGGTTGTCTAGTACTAGTTAGAGCGCATACAGAGCACTACGGTCGGACGGCATCGTCGGTCTGAGATTGTTCTCAACTTCTTCCCGCCAGTTCCCGAGTGCAGGCATTACTGCACATGCTCCGTAGTCCCTTGTATGCGCTCTAATCCGGCGCCCAACGCCGCTCTCTTCGGTCGTTATCCCCGTGGCATTTTTCTGAACAGTGCCCGATCAATCTCACTATATGCCACACGCAGCGTTTTTTTGAAAAAACTTTCCGATACCCGGAGCTGCCTCGCCTTCATCTGCTGCGTGCCGTTCCAGAAATATTCGCGGACTACCACGCGATTCATCCAAAACGTCTCATCGCGCTCGCGCCAGCCAGTAATGAGATTATCGAGAACCAGCGATTGCCAATCGCCAACGCCGGAACCAGGGCGCGTGCTGCGGATGCCGATCGGGTTCACCTTGAGATCGATGATCCGCACGCTCCCGGCGCCCTTGCACCGATAGCAGTGATCGCCCGCGAATTTCTTACTGCCCTCGCAGATCGGGCACACGCGCGAGACCGCACGTTGCGTGGCCGTGAGTTTGAGCAGCAATCGCCCGGTGCCGTGGCACTGCGGGCACCACGGATCGTGCGCGTGCCCGGCCTGCATGTCCACGATCCAGCCCGGGCAGACATTCGAGCGTGCCCCCTGCATCAGCCGGCCGGTCATCGAGATCCCGCTGTTGCGGCTGCCACCGCACCACCGCGCCCAAGATTCGCATGCGCCTTTGACGTAGGGCAGATCGCGGATGCCGGCCTGATAGCCGGTGACGAAGTTCTGCCGCGGAAGTTTCATCATTCGCGTTTTCATCTGTTCACAAACCCCTTGCTGATCTGCCGCCGCGGCGACGATTTACCAGCAGTCGATGCTGGCGATGTTGGCGTGGTGACTTCGGCTTTCGGTTTTTTCTCAGCATCCGGAGACGAAACAGCCAAATCTTCCGCCGCTGGCAGATCTGCCGACGGATGAAACAGGTCTGACTGCACGATGCGCTGTTCGATTGAGTCCCATTGCGCCGGCGTAAGCACGTGCGTCTTGATCGCTCGCGCGGCGTGCAACGCATAGACCTCGCCATCCAGCGCCTCGTTGTTGCGCCCGGCGCGCTTCTGCCATACCAATTTACCGCGCATTTTGCGCGACGGTGCCTTGACCTCGGCCGTGAGTTGATCGAAATAATCCTCGCGCACTGAGGGATACACGTGGAATCGCCCCGATCCGATACCGGCCAGATGGATGCGCCCACGCTGCTGCTCGCCACCGAGCAGCAGATCTTTGGCCTTATTCGTGCCGACGATGAACGGCCGCAGACCGTACTTCCACGCTTTGGTCGTAGTCTTGTGATCCACCGATTGCTTTGGCAGCGTGAAAATTTCTTTATCGGTGTTGCGATAGCTATCGCCCTTGATGGCCATCAGATGCACACGCCGATACTTGCGCTTCATTGCGCGCACCCAGGTATAAACCGCATCCGATGTGTTGCCGTCGGAGCTATCCACCGATACCGCCACCGCATATAGGTCGCGTCCGCAATCGTGCTGGAACGATCTGAACACGCTTTGCTCGAGCTCCTGCCAGACGAGATCGCTGCTGTCATTCACGGAGCCATAGATTTCGTGGAACTTCACCAGCCACGATTCCTCGCCGCGGCCCCATGCGCGAACGATGATTGCGAACCGATCGTGCTGTACATCCACGCCGATCGTCACCGCTAACCCACCTCGCGGCACTGTGCCCTCAGCGTAGAATTGATCCAGCGTGCATTGCTTGCGAATCCCCTCAACGTCCAGCGCCTTGCCGCCATATTCGTAGGGCAAACCGAGCGTGGAGTTATAAAACGCCACCATCTCGCGATCATCACCGTTGTCGGCCTTGCGCTTTGCCACCAAGAAGCGCCGTACCAAATAAACTATGCCGGAATTCGGCCACGATACATACATTTCTCCGAGATAGCCGAAACCGGCCGCGCCGTTAAAGGCAGCCGTCGCGCGCCAGCGTCCTTCGGTGCAGGCGCGCAGGACGTTCTGATTTTTTTCGTAATCGTTCCACAGCGTGCCGCAATGCGGGCACGCATAGCGCGCCGTCTCGGGCTGCGCGTGGCCATAGATTTCATGACGCTGGTTTGGGTCTTCGGTCCAGCGCACATTCTCCCAATCGAGCACGTGATCTTCGCCGCAGTGATGGCAAGGCACAAACAGTTTGCGTTGGTCGCTATTTCGATAGGCCTCCTGGGTATTCGACAAATCGTTGATCGTCGGCGTGCCGCCGATGACCACCTTGAAACGCGGATATGTTTTGGCTCGGTCTTTGAGCAGTCGAATTGAATCACCCTGGCCTTTCACGTCTTGGCTGGCGTCGTCCGGTTCTTCCACAATCAATACTGGCGCAGATGATGATTTCACCGAACGCGGCGAATTGGAGCCTACGAACTTTAGGAACCCGCCAGCGAATCGTTTGAAGGTGGCGCGATTGCCGTCCTTGCGTGACCGCAGATCAACCCTGGTGCGCATGCGTGGTGTCACGCTTACCGTGGTCATGAACTTTTCTTGGTTGAACTCACGGGCGGCATCGGCGGTGGGGAACATGACCACGATCGGGCAGGGGTCGAGGTCGATCCGCTTTCCGATGTACGCCATCACCACGCCCATGGTCCAACCGATCTGGCTGGATTTCATGCACACGATCTCTTGCACGGCTGGGTCGTCAATGGCCTCTTGAATCGCCCACAACCATGGCGTCACGTCCGAGCGATATTTTCCCGGGCGCGCCGAGCCTGCGTCCGGCGACAGATACAGATTCTCGTCCGCCCATTCCCGCGTATTTTGTTTGCGCGGAGGTGTCCAATGGCGCCAGGCGCGGCCAAGCATGGCGATCGCCACGGTGCGTGTTGATAGCCAGGGCGGGACCTGCGGCACCCAATCCGCGCGATTTATCACCCGTGCCGAGGCTGGCATCATTCCGGATTTTCCTCCACGTCCGTTCCCTCTGGTTCGTCGTCGTCGGTGTTCGGCGACGGCGGTTTTTCGCTCAACTTAGTCAGCGCGTGATGAATCTCTGCCTCAATCATTTCCATATCCACGTTAATCCCGTAGCGCGCATCCATCGCGGCTTTTAGCCTGGGACCCATACCAAGTAAATCCGTCCGCGCCGCCAATACTGCCCCCTCCCACAACGGCGCTACTTCCTCGACTGATACCAGTAACCCAGCTCGTTCCGCCACGTCCATTTCACGCAACCGCGCCTCGTAAAAATCTTTTAGCTCCTTCGGCGGCATCACCGTTTTACCGGACAGCGACCGCTGCACAATCCATTCGATCACTTTAGCGGTGTCGTATTGATTCTCCATCCCGCGCCCGCCCACAGACTCAATCGGCAAACCATCGTCCTGCCACTCCGTCAACGTCCGCTCAGATTTCCCCACCACGCCCGCCAGCTGATTTTTGTTTACGATCATATTTTCATGTTCCAGATTTCGTTCTTTTCTGGTCTATCTCGTTGATCTTACTCAGTAAGGAAGGCCCATAGCACCCCTCCACTACAAAAAAAACGAGGTTTGAATTACT